GGACGCGTCGGAAGACGGCATAGACCCTTCTAGGGAGGTGAACATATGCGGCAGTATATGACGCTTCTAAAATCTTACTCTGATTCTAGCGTGGGATTAGTCCCGCCCGTAGCCCAAGCGCTTTATTTCAGGCTGTTTCTCATAAACAACCGCGCCGGCTGGACGGAATGGTTCGGGGCGACAAATCAGAGACTAATGTTGGAAGTCGGACTAAATAGTGCCCATACTCTCATCGAGAACAGGAATCTCCTCAAGAGACTGGGATTCATAGACTTCAAGCAGGGAAAAAAAGGCCAACCGACCCTCTATCGTCTGAATGATATGTGTGAAGAAAAGGGTGCATTAAATGCACTAAATACTGCACCACAAACTGCACTAGAAACTGCATCGAATAGTGCACTAAATACTGCACCACAAACTGCACGCATATATAGACAAGAGACAATGACTAAGACTAAGACAAAAAGAAATACAAAAGAAAAAGATCTTGCTGTCATCTTGGATTCCTACACCGAAAACGCGGAGCTCATCGAAGCCCTTGAAGGGTTCGTGGAGATGCGTAAGAAGGCAAAGGCGCCACTCACAGAACGGGCGATAAAGTTGGCTCTCAGGGAGTTGGACAAGCTGGCAGGTACCGACGAGAAGAAAATCGCCGTCGTGAATCAGTCGGTCGTAAATGGGTGGAAGGGGTTTTATCCCTTGAAAGGCGGTGGAAACTATGGCACTGGAATCATTCAGGGACACATGGCAGGAGATGGCGAAGCGAAATCCCCGTATGCTGCATACTTTGACGGCGATGCGGGAGAGGGAGCGGGTGATACTCAGAGAGGCACGCCCACGTATCGAGGAGATTCTGCGGGCAATTTGTGCAGAACAGATACACTCGGATGCGGAACTCCTTCAGGCGGTGGAGGCAGAGCGTGTCAAGCAGGAGCATGATGCTCTCTGCGCTCGTTGCTCCTACACTGTGGACACCTGCCATGAGTGCCGCTACAACACGAAAGACTTTACGTATCGCCGTTATGACAATCCGTTTCTCTCCTGCATCCCTCTCTGTGCCAAGTACAAGACGCAGCAGGAGCAGAAACGCATCGCAAAGCTCATGGGCGTAGGCGGCGTTGGTGAGCGATTTCGTTCCCGCAGTTTTGCGACGTTTCAGGAGACACCGGCGACAAAGGCGGCGGTTACGGCGTGCAAGAGGTTCTGTGACGACGTGAAGAACAATCCGAAGGCGCAGGGGCTGATGCTCATGGGCGGTTACGGAACGGGCAAGACGCATCTTGCGGTCGCGATTCTGCGCGAGACAGCAGAGGCGGGGATTCCGGGGATGTTTGTGGTCGTTCCTGACCTGCTCGGCAAAATGCGGGCAAGTTTTGACCGCAAGGATGGCAAGGCGGATGAGCTTGTGACGACGGCGAAGAACGCGCCGCTTCTTGTGCTGGACGACCTCGGCGCGGAGAACCCGCGTCCGTGGGTGGTGGAGCTGGTCTATGTACTCATCAATCACCGTTACGAGCACATGTTGCCGACGGTGATCACGACGAACTACAGCGGCAATGAGCTTGAGGCGGTATTTGGTCGGCGTATCATGAGCCGCCTTGCAGAGATGACAACGCCCGTGAACATTCGGGCGGAGGATTATCGCATGAAAGGAGCGTGCTGAGATGGCAGAGATTGATATGACAAAGCCGCAGCCGTGCACGAAGTACCGCGATGCGGAACGGATGGCATGGATTGCAAAGCTTGTTGAAGAGACGCATGAGGTTGTGCAGGAGGCACAGATCGTTGCGCAGCTCGAGAAAGCGGATGAGGAAGCGCTGAGCACCGTCCTTTGGGAAGCGCGGAAACGCCTTGCAATGGAGCTCACGGACGTAAAAACACTCTGTGAATCGTGGCTTTACGTAGAGGGGTGGGACGAGGAAGAGCGTGACGAGCTGCAGAGGCTCGTGAACGAGAAGAACAAGGAACGCGGGTATTTCTGAATGCGTGTCGGGTTGATCGATGTGGACGGGACAAAGTTCCCGAACCTTGTGGTCATGAAGCTCTCGGCATGGCACAAACAACGGGGCGATACCGTTCAGCTTCTGCGCTCCGATGACGTTCTCCTTGGCGGCGATCTGTTCGGCGGCTATGACAAGCTCTATGCCGCATGTGTCTTTACGGAGAATGCGGACACGGCGCAGCGGCTTGAGGGGATCGGTGCAGAGGTTGGCGGGACGGGAACGGACAAGGCGCATACCCTGCCGTATGAGATTGAGCACATCTATCCGGACTATGCGCTCTACGGGGACACAAAGACTGCCTACGGATTCCTTACGCGCGGCTGTCCGAGAGCGTGTCCATTCTGTATTGTCGCGGGGAAAGAGGGAAAAAAGAGCCGCAAAGTGGCCGACCTCTCCGAATTTTGGAGCGGGGAACGGTATATCAAACTTCTTGACCCAAACCTATTAGCGGCACGGGAACACATGGAACTGCTCGGACAGCTTGCAGAGAGCGGCGCGTGGACAGACTTTACACAAGGGATAGACGCGCGGCTATTGACGGCGGAGAATATCGACCTGCTGAATGCGTGCAACGTGAAAATGCTCCATTTTGCATGGGACAATCCGCGTGATGAGATCATCCCTCGTATGCTTCGGATGTTCGCGGAGAAATCGACGGTGACGGACTACCGAAAGCGCAAAGTATATGTCCTCACGAACTATTGGAGCACGCACGGCGAGGATTTACGACGAGTGTACTGGTTGAGAGAGAACGGCTATGACCCATACGTCATGGTCTACGACAAGCCACACGCGCCGAAAGAAACACGGCAGCTGCAACGGTGGACGAACAACAAGATCATCTTTCGGAGTTGCGAGCGGTTTGAAGATTATCGGGGGTGAAGGACATGGACGAATACACACCGTGCAAGAAGCCCGACCCGACGGAGCGGGAGGCAATCGGGAATGTGATGCGGGAGACTAAGCACAAAATCACAGGGGCGCGCAGAAGGAAAGCCTTGTCGAAGGATATGCGAGCGCGGGTATACGCGATGTACGGCGGTCACTGTGCCTATTGTGGCAAGGAGATCGACATCACGGAGATGCAGGTCGACCATGTACAGGCGGTCTATCTCGGGGGCGAGGATGAGATGGCGAACTATCGCCCTGCATGTCGGCAGTGCAATTTCTACAAGTCCACGATGAGCACCGATGGCTTGCGCGAACAGCTCGGACTTATCCCCGGGCGACTGGAAAAGATGCTGACGTTTCGGCTTGCACTTGCTCATGGACTGGTGCGGATCACAGGAAAGCCCGTCAAGTTCTATTTCGAGGAGTACGGAAAATGATGGTACTGCACACGACGCGCAAGAAGCTGAACAAGTACAACGCACGCAAGACAATGGTATGCGGGCGTACGTTTGACAGCAAGAGGGAAGCAGAAATCTATCTTGACCTGCTCTCGCGAAAGCAGCACGGCGAGATTATCCGCATCGGCTTGCAGCCGTCCTATACGCTCCTTGCGGGGTTCAAAGATAACACGGGGAAGAATCAAAAGCCGATTACCTAAACGGCGGATTTCTTTGTCTCCTACGCCGACGGACGCAGCGAGGTAATCGAGGTGAAGGGGATGCGTACGCGGGACTACCTGCTGCGCAAGAAGTTGTTCCTCCACATGATGAGGGATACGGATATTATCTTTCGGGAGGTGCGGTGATGACGCTCGGCAGTCTGTTTGACGGTATTGGCGGGTGGTTACTGGCAGCACATCATGCGGGCGTTACGCCGCTGTGGGCAAGTGAGATCGAGCCGTTCCCGTGCTCAGTGACCGCGCGGCACTTCCCTGACGTGAAGCAGCTCGGGGACATTACGCAGATTGACCCCGACGAGATGGTGCCTGTTGACATTGTATGCGCGGGCAGTCCGTGTCAAGATCTCTCGATCGCAGGAAAAAGAAAGGGGTTAGATGGTGAACGCAGTGGCTTATTCCGTACAGCAGTTGACCTTGTTCGGAGAATACGAGCGTCCACGGGGGGGAGATACCCGCGATATTTCGTGTGGGAGAACGTCCCCGGGGCATTCTCAAGCAACAAAGGCGCTGATTTTAGAGCCGTGCTTGAGGAAATCGGACAGACCGAAATTCCAATACCTCAACATGGCAAATGGGCAAACGCAGGAATGGTTGAATGCGACGCGTGTCAAATTGCGTGGCGTATCCTCGATGCTCAATATTGGGGAGTCCCCCAACGAAGAAAAAGAATCTTTCTTGTCGCGGATTTTGCAGCCCATGACCGACGTGCCGGAGAAATACTATTTGAGCGCGAAGGCATGTCTTGGAATCCTGCGGAGAGCACAGGAGAGAGGGAAGGAACTGCCCGAGGAACTGCGGATTGCGCTCGAACGTCAGGCACGTTGACACCGTGGGACGTACAGAGCAGACACATCTACGACGAGAACGGTAAGATGGCGGCTCTTTACAGTGGAGAAGGACGCGGGTCAAACAACGGCGCAGTCTTTATCCGAGCGGCGGGATTCAATGGGAAAGCGGGGCCGTCCAGCGGCGGCATCAGCTACACGAAAGAATGTGTACCGACACTCATCGCAGATCATCCGATGCACGTCGCAATCTATGATATGACGCACGCGGATGAGGTTATGCGCCCTGCAAAAGATGGCATTGTCCCGACGCTCAACGCACGCATGGGAACGGGCGGGAATCAAGTCCCCGTCGTGCATGCCTACTGCATCGCAGGAAATACCATTGACCGCAAGATAGAGATCGGCGGCAACGGGAAGGGCGTACTTGCAGAAACCGCCTATACGCTCAATACGGTTGACCATCATGCGGTCGCCCAAATATATGGGGCGAAGTCCTATAGTGAATACGAAGCGGGAAAAGTCGCAACTCTGCGTGCATCGGGGGGCGCATATGGCGGGGGCAGCGAAAACCTCGCGCTATCATACTCCATCGTTCGCCGCCTCACACCGACCGAATGCGAACGGTTGCAGGGGTTAGAGGATGGATACACCGATGGCGGGAGCGACACGGCACGGTACAAGGCACTCGGCAACGGCATGGCGCAGCCGTGCGCGGATTATGTGATACGGAGGATTGTGGAGTGTGCGGAGGAAAAGAGATGAAGAAAGCGTGTCTTATATGTGGTGAGGAGTTCGATTGCAGGAATCAGGCGAAGATTTGCCCCGTCTGTCGTGCGTCGGGCAAGCGTATCTGCGGGCATTGCGGCAAAGTATTTGTGACGATGAGCAAGACGCGGTATGTGTGCAAGGATTGCGACGCTGTGCGTGCTGAGAAATCCCGTAGGGTTAAAGGGAACTGTCCTGTAGAAAAAAAGCCGCCCACGGAGAAAAAGCCCGTGCAGCGGCAATGTGTTGTCTGCGCAAAGGTGTTTGATGTGGTGGGACAGGAAAAGACATGCCCGACCTGTCGGGAATACAGACAGGCGAAAAAAGAGGCATGCGAAAAGATGGCACGAGAGCCACATAATCCACAGCGTCTCGCGGAGATGGCGAAGGCGGCGCGGGCACTTGGGGTGAGCTACGGGCAGTATAGCGCGATACGACGCGGACTATTGAAAGTGTGATTGAGATGGTGGAGATTGTCGTGTTCGCTGCTAGTTTTGTGATTGGCGCGTTGATCGTGGATGAATTGTAAGGCGGTGGAGGAATCAAAATGAATACATGGATAGGAAGCGGGCGACTTACCAGAGATCCAGAGGTACGATATACGCAAGCGGGAAAGTGTGTTTGCCGATTGAATATCGCCGTTGACGATGGATATGGCGACAACAAGCGCACCTATTTTATCCCCGTTACCGTGTGGGATAAGTTCGGCGAGGTATGCAGCCGCAATCTGGTCAAAGGACAGATGGTCACCATATCCGGAAGGCTCACACAGCACAGCTATGAAAAGGATGGTGCGAAACGGTCAAGTATTGAGGTTGTCGCGCGTGAAGTAGAGTTCGGTGAAAAACCTCGCGGGAATGGCGGAGCTTCCGGAAGCACAGGTGAGTTTGCAGGCGTCGATGTCGATGATTCGGATATTCCGTTTTGAATAGATTTCCTTCTATCATAACAGGAACTTTTTCATGAGGGGCGTGCGCCCCTTTTCCCCTTGATAGAGGAATTAAAACACCGACATATTTATGCACACAGAAAGATGGCGGAGGCTCACATGGCATATCGGAGATCCAGATGGGAATCACAAGACAAGAGATTCAGGATTGAGAAGAAATACTATTCCTTTCGCGCGTTACCCATGAGACCTGAGATCAGAGAGAAAAGAGCAAAAAGACAGAACGTCACAAAAGAGACACAGGCCGCCGTGAATCGTCGCCTTCGTGCTGAAAAGTTATCCCGGCTTCTCATGGATAACTTTGCTGCCGGAGATTGGTACCTGACCTGCACCTATGCGGAGCATCCGGAAGTGGAGAGTGTGCCGAAAGAATTTGAGAAGTTCAAGCGAAAACTGCGAACGATCTACAAGAAGGCGGGCATGCCGATGAAATATATATCTGTGCTTGAGAATCTAACGGGTGCAGGACGGCCGCACGGTCACATCCTTCTCCCTGCGCTCAACAGTTCAGATCTGGAAAAAGTAAAAAAGGCGTGGGTGCATGGAAGCGTTGCAGTCAAACTCTACGGCGGGCACATCATGGATGCAGAACGTCTCGCGGACTACTACACGAAAGAGAAAATAGCCGACCATGCGGGGAGACTCCAGACAAGCCGCAACCTCATCCGTACCGCACCCAAAACGGAGACAGTCACAAAAGCAGAAGCATTCAAGACAGAGATCCAGCCGCCGAAAGGATACCGTATCATCAAGGAGCTATCGTACAGCACATACACCGCAGAGGGGTACCCGCTCTCCATTGCGTATTTTGAAAAAATCGAACAAAAGGGGAATACAAGAGGAACGCCACCGCAGCGTGGAAGAAAGGGGGCGGGTGAATGACGGCAAAAGAATATCTCTGGCGCGTGCGTGATGCGGCGCGGGAACTGAAACGACTCGAGCAGGAATACGAACAGGCACGCAATGACATTCTGAATCTCAAGGCAATATCGTATGATACGGATAAGATCACAGGTGGAAAACCCTGTGATCTTTCGGATGCAATCGCAAAACTCGAGGGATATGCGCAGCGCATCGCTGTAAAGTGGGATGAGCTCATCAAAATGCGTGAAGAGGCAGGGCGGCGTATTGAAACGCTCAAAGATCGGCGGTTTCAGCAAGTCCTCAAGCGGAGGTATTTGCAGGAACAGCCGTGGGAGCAGATCGCCTATATTCTCGGCTACGATTACAGGTATGTCCTAAAACTTCACGGCAAAGCCCTTCAAAATTTTGATATGGAACTGAAAAAAGACACAGAAAGACACATACGACCTGTGCTATAGTATAAGCTGAAAAAGATAAGGGCACAGCGATGAGCGGTGCCCTTTTTTGCGTGTGAAAAATCAACGGAATCGACTGACGAAAATTTTACACATGGAACGATAGGAAAATGTCCTGCACAAAAATCAGCCATATAGACAGACGGCTCTAAGGAAAGGAGGTCGCACAAAATGGCAAAGCAATTTTACAGTTTCATCAACTCCAAGCAAAAAAATAAATTCTTAAATACTTATATCCAAGAGGGCACAGTAGGCACAGCTGCTGAAAAGTGTGGCATTACACGTCAGACGCACTACAACTGGCTGAAGGACGATCTGGCATACAAGAAAGCTTTTGAACGGGCAAAAGAGATGGCGGGCGACCTCCTTGAGGAGGAGGCGCACCGCCGTGCGGTTGAGGGCGATGAAATCGGTGTCTACTACAAAGGCATGAAGGTCGATTCGTACCGCAAAAAGAGTGACGCCCTCCTCATTCTACTCCTCAAGGGAGCAAAGCCGGATGTCTATGCAGATCGACAGGAGACAAAGATCAGCGGAGAAATCACCGTGAACCAAGCGCGGGCACTCAAGGACGCAAGGGAGCGAATCAAAAATGCAGCAAGCAATACAGCAGGAGATGATTGACTTTCTCGCAGAGCTCTCCTATGACCCCGTGGCATTCGTGCATGGCGCATTCCCGTGGGGAGAGGATAAGCTCGAAGGTCAGCAGCCGCAGGACTGGCAGCTTGACCTTCTCGCAGATATCCGCGACAGACTCAAGACGCCGGGCAAAGTCATCCGTGAGGCAATCGCATCCGGGCACGGCATCGGAAAGTCTGCGCTCGTCTCGTGGATCATCCTCTGGGCGATATCTACGCACGAGGATACGCGCGGGATTATCACTGCAAACACAGACACGCAGCTCAAGAGCAAGACGTGGGCGGAGCTTTCCAAGTGGTATGAGTGCTTTATCGCAAAGGACATGTTCACCTACACTGCGACGGCCATATTCTCAAATGAGTCGGGGCATGAAAAGACATGGCGGATTGACGCGATCCCGTGGAACGAACATCACAGCGAATCCTTCGCTGGTCTGCACAATCAGGGCAATCGCATTCTCCTAGTCTTTGACGAAGCCTCTGCGATTGCAAATATCATCTGGGAAGTTGCCGAAGGTGCGATGACCGATGCAGATACAGAGATCATCTGGTGCGCATTCGGCAACCCAACACGTACCAGCGGACGCTTTTACGATTGCTTCCACCGTGACCGTGCACTCTGGAAAACGCGACAGATTGACAGTCGCGACGTTGCCATCAGCAACAAGGAGCTCATTGCCGAGTGGGCGGCGACGCGCGGGGAGGACAGCGATTTCTTCAAGGTGCGCGTACGGGGCGAATTCCCATCAGCCTCAGAAATGCAGTTTATCTCAGGGACACTCATTGAGGCAGCGACAAAGCGCGTCATCCACAAACACGAATTTGACTTTGCGCCCGCCATCATCGGTGTGGATCCTGCGTGGACGGGAGAGGACACCCTTGAGATATTCCTCCGGCAAGGATCCATGTGCAAACATCTTGCCACCTACCAAAAGAACGATGATGACGTACACATGGCGGAGATCATCGCATACCTCGAAGATCAGTACCGTGCCGTTGCAGTCAACATCGATCAGGGCTATGGTACTGGCATCTATTCCGTTGGGCGCAATATGGGGCGCAGCTGGAATCTCGTATCCTTTGCGGCAAAACCACGGGATGAATACTATGCCAACAAGCGCGCGGAGATGTGGGGTGAAATGAAAGAGTGGATCAAGACCATTGGAGCACTGCCAGATGACACGCAGCTACGCGATGATCTCGCGGGTCCCGAAGCATTCATGAACCGCAGTGGAAAACTCCAACTCGAGAGCAAAGAGGACATGAAAAAGCGCGGGCTCGCCTCGCCCAACAAAGCGGACGCGCTCGCCCTCACCTTTGCATTCCCCATCCGTGTGGAAAGCGGATGGCGGGATACCATGTGCAACACCGACTATGACCCGTTTTGAAAAAGCAATGTGCAAAATCAAGTAGCAATGTGAAAAAACTTCACGTTGCTTTTTTATTGCCATGAAAGGAGGTGATCCTATGTGCAGCGGAGGAGGCGGCGGAGGCGGAAGCTATACCCCGCCGAAAGTAGATCCGGCCCCGACAGTGGTGCAGTCCTCGGATGTTGGTTCCGGTGACAGTGCGGCAAAGAGTCAGAAACGCCGTCATGGGCGTGCATCGACGATGCTCAGTAGTGACCGTGACACCATTCTCGGGACGCTCACGGGCGGTGGCGGGCGCACAACGCTCGGATAAGGAGGAACTATGCAGGAGCAAATAACACAGGGGGCGCGTCTGCCCCCGCTCATTCGTGCGAGCGATCTGGCCGCGCGTATTGAGCTCAATCGAAAACCAATCGAGCAGACCGTTCGACAGCTCATCGAGAAGCGACACACCTATGAGAAACGATGGAAAGCAATCCGTGATTATCAGCTCTCGTACGTCGGCGCATTTGACGGCGTGGATGATGAAACGAATGGCGGCAACCGCAAAGATACAAACGTCTGGCATAACTGCGCATGGGACAGCAATCAGATCTTTGCGGCGGGCGTTATGGGCGGCCTTACACCGCCTTCGCGCAAGTGGTTCCGGCTCGACTTTGCGAACACCGAACTCAAGGACAACTCCGACCTCGGTAAAATCCTTGACGAACGCATTGACATCCTCGCGGACGTGCTCGAAAAGAGCAATTTCTACACGGCTGTCCATAGCTGTTACCTCGAACTCGCTTTTGGGCAAGCACCGCTCGGTATCTTTCCAGATCATCAGTACGGCGTTCACTTCGTCCCGTATCCCATTGGAAGCTATGCCATGGAGAACGGTCCCGACGGCACCGTGCAGACATTCTGCCGCCGATACAAGATGAGCGCTGCGCAGCTCGTGGATAAATTCGGCATGGAGAACGTACCGGAGAACATCCGCAACGAGGTCACGAACGGTCCCGGCATCAAGGCGGATCATACGGTCATATGGTATGTCGGTGCCAATCGGCACCATGACCCACAAAAGATTGGCAGTTTTCACCTGCCCTATATTTCCGTGTACTACCTCGAAGGTAGTGCGGAGGATGAATATCTTCATGTGGGCGGCTTCCACGAATGGCCCGTGCCCGTCGCGCGGTACCTCATCACAGGCAATGAAAGCTACGGCAAGGGACCCGGATGGTTCGCTGAGGGTGATGCGAAAATCCTGCATCTCCTTGAAAAGGACAAGTTGACGGCGGTAGAGCTCAGTGTAAAACCGGCGGTTGTCGTTGATGATTCTCTGGCAGTCAAGGGGATCAATCTTGTACCGGGCGGAAAAACGTTCACGCAGCAAAAGGACGCTGTGACGCCTCTCTTCCAAGTCCAGGTAAATCTTGACCATCTGCGCGAGGTCGTTGCTGATGTAACGACGCGCATTAAGCGCGCTTATAGTGCTGATCTTTTCATGATGCTCGATCAGCAGGAGAAGTCCATGACCGCGCGGGAAGTGCTTGAGCGCACACAGGAGAAAATGAACATCCTCGGCCCCGTCGTGCAGCGGATGCAGTTTGAATTCCTCGGGCGCATCATCGAACGCGTCTACAATATCCTCGACCGAGCCCACATGTTCCCAGAGCCGGAGGATGAAGAGATGGCAGAGATTCTGCGCGATCAGGAACTCAAGATTGAGTACATCAGTCCGCTCGCACAGGCGCAGAAGATGAGCGGTCTTGTCAATATCGAGCAGGCCGTTGCATTCGTGGCGCAGATAGCACAGTTCAACCAGGATGTCCTGGATAAGGTCGACTGGAACGAGAGCATCAATCGTTACTTTGACATGCTCGGTGCACCTGCGGCAATCAAACGCACGGATGACGAGTATGAGGCGATTCAGCAGCAAAAGCAGGAGATGGCGCAGAAGCAGCAACAGATGCAGGAGGCAGCCGCAATGGCACAGATGGCGGCACCTGCGGCACAGGCGGCAAAGAACGCCACAGAGGCGGCGCAGGACGGCAATCCCGCAATGCAGCAGCTTCTCGGCATGAACATGGTCGGATAGGAGGCACGCATGGAATACGAGATCACCGCTACGGATAAGATGCGACGCATCGCAGACGAGAAAATCGCGACTAAAGATCGGGCGGCGCTCGGCTATCTGCTGAATCATCCTAACGGGCGATGGTTCTTGATGCGGCTTTTCGAGCGCTGTCACCTCATCGGCGGCTGCGTGTTTCCGGAAGATAACGTCAACCGCCTGCTCATTCTTGAGGGAGAGCGGCGCGTAGGACTGCATATACAGAATCTCATCACAAGCGACGTGGAAGCGCTTGCCTCTAAACAGATGGCAGAAAGCGAATACCACGCGCTTATGAACGAGCTGAAAGCAATGATTTCAGCTGTAGAAACGAAGGAGGAAACCATATGACGGAAGAGATGATCTTCGACCTGCAGCGATTTGCAGATGATAACGGAGATTCGGACGCCGCGGATCCTGCATCCGATGCGGGCGGTGCGGGGGGAGATGCCGGCGGGACGGATAAGACACCGCCGGAAGATGCGGGCGGCACGATTCTCGGCGGCGACGGGAAGGATGCCAATCCTGCGGGCGTACCGGATGCCTATGACTTTAAGTCCATTGTCCCTGAGGGCATGGACTATGACGAACAGTCGGCCGCGGCATTCGGGGAAGTCGCAAAGAAGGCGGGCCTCTCACAGGAGCAGGCAAGCACGATTGCGGCCTATGGCATGCAGTACATGCAGCAGGGCGTTGATGCGGCGATGCAGGCCGTACAGGAAACGCAGGCTGCATGGGCGGAGGAGGCACGGACGCAGCTCGGCGGGCAGTTTGATGCAACCGTCGCGAAAGCCGCTGCGGCGCGTGATGCGCTTGCCGCGAAGATTCCGGGACTGACGGACATGCTCAATGAGACAGGTGCCGGAAACCGCGTTGAGATGATTCGTCTCATGGCGGCGTTCGGCGATCTCATCGGCGAGGATGGCGGAGACCGCAATGGTGTCGCGGGGGCAGAGAAATCCATTTACCCCAATACCGATTTCAAGAAGTACAGCTCATAAGAGGAGGAAAAACCTATGGCAACACTCGGAACACAGGCACTGACGCTTTCTGATCTTCGGAAGCGCCTTGCGCCCGATGGGAGCGTCGATTTCATCATCGAGGCACTTCTCAATGCAAACCCCATCATGGATGATATTACATGGAAGATGGGCAATCTGCCGACGGGCAACCGCACGACGATTCGCACGTCCATGCCGAAGCCTTCGGTACGCCGTATCAATCGCGGCGTGACGCGGCACAAGTCCACAACCAAGCAGGTGCAGGACACCTGCATCATCCTTGAGGATCGCTCCTGCGTGGATATCGAGGAGATCGCACTTGCACCCAACGGCGAGCAGTTCCGCCGCAGCGAAGACGCCGCCTTTGTCGGCGGATTCTCGGATGCGATCGCGGCAAACATCTTCTACGGCAACGCAGACGATGATCTCGACACCTTCAACGGCCTTTCGATGCGCTACCCCATCATCGGGGGCGAGAAGAATACGGCGGGCTATCAGGTCGTCGAGGGCACGGGGGCGAATGCGGGCGCAAAGAACACATCGGCGTTCCTCGTCGGCTGGGGTACGCACGCAACGAGCGGCATCTACCCGAAGAACTCGCAGGCGGGTCTCAAGCAGCGCGATCTCGGCGAGCAGACCGTGCTCGACCCCGACGGCAGGGAGTATCAGGCGCTCACGACGCTCTTTACATGGAAGGCGGGGCTCTCGGTCGGAGACATCCGCGCGAACGCCGCCGTGCGCAACATCGACGTGACGAAGATCACGGGCAAGATGTCGGCTGCGGATAAGCTGGCACTCATCGAGAAGTTCGTCACGGCGAAGAATACCATCCGCAATCTGCAGTCCCGCGACAAGAAGGTTGTGATGTATGTTTCCGAAGCGCTCTACAACTGGTTCGAGATCTACCTGCTCGACAAGACCAATGTCCATGTGACGCGGCAGGAACTCGCACAGGCTGTGCCGCGCCTCTACTTTGCGGGACTCGAGATCAAGAAGTGCGACGCCATCTCGGATGAGGAGACGGCCGTTCCGAAGGGATGACGAAAGGAGACAATACCATGGCGATTCTGGACGGAGAGAATCTGTTTTTCAATGCAAAACCGCTCGCGAATGCGACGCTCGAATCGGATGTGCTGAAGGTGGGGCCTGGCGATGCGGGTGACCCTGCCATCCTTGTTCTGCGCGTGAAGGATGCGGGCTCGGGCACGCTCAAAACGGTACTTGAGACATCTATGATGGACAATTTCGCAGCACCGAAGACACTCGGCACATACGAGCAGGTACCGCTTTCGGTACATCTGCCGCGCGGCAATCTGGGCTTTCTGCGACTCAAGGTGACGAGCACCTACACCAAGGGGACCGTCACCGCAGGCCTTGTCCTCGACGACAATATCGACCGCTGATATCTCGCGGATAGAAACAAGCAGAGCAGAAGGGCTTTCCTTCTGCCTTTGCCATAGTGCCATAACAGCTATGACACTGTGGCAAGGGAGGAATCTATATGAACAGTACAGAGATCTGCAACATGGCACTCTCATATATCGGACATGGGCGCATCAACAGTATTGATGATATGAGTGAGGAGGCGCGTAAGTGCAAGGTACACTACGACCACGACCGCCGCCGAATGTTGACCGCATATCCGTGGGGCTTTGCCAAGCGCGTGGAAAAGCTCGCGGCGTTTCCGGAGACGGTGCCCGGTTGGGATGTGGTCTATGCGTATCCTGCGGAATGCCTGAGCGTGCTCTATGTCTACAACAAAGAGAGTGCGCGGAAGAAGGAGACGGAACCGGAGGATTATGAGATTGTGACACTCGGCGGGAATAAGGGGATTGCGACGGATGTGCAGGAGGCATGGGCGGAATATACGGAGGATGTGAAAGACCCAGTGAATTTCAGTGAGGAGTTTGTGGAAGGCCTCGCGCATCTTCTTGCCTCCTCCATTGCAACGGGAATCACGGGGAATGCGACCATCGCGGCGCAGCATATGCAGCTTGCACAACAGTCGATCATGACGGCGCGGTATTACAGTGCACTCGAAAAGGCCAGCCGTATGCAGTACCCGAACAAATACGCAAACGAGCGATTTACCTGAGGAGGATATAGAGATGGTTCAGCCGACGGTGTTCTATTCGATTCAGCCCGCATTCACGGGTGGTGAGATATCGGGGGAAGTCGCATCGCGTGTCGATTTGGAGAAGTATCAGTTGGCACTCCTCACGGCGGAGAATGCAATCATCCGCCCGTATGGTCCTGTCTACAAGCGACCCGGTAGTATCTATGCAGGGCGCATGAAGTACGATGACCGCGCGGCGATTCTCGTGCGCTTTGAGTATTCGGTAGAGATTTCATATCTTCTCGAATTTGGAGACCGCTATATCCGCATATGGCGGGATGGTGTGCACCTGCCGTTTGAACTGGAAACACCATTTGTACCTGATGATCTTCGGAATCTGCGCTTTGTGCAGTCCGTTGATGTTATGTATATCTGTTCGGGCAATCATCCGGTCAAGAAGCTTTCGCGCTATAGCGAGCAGGATTGGCGGCTCACAGATATTGCGTGGACGCGTCAGGCGTACGGGGATATCAACAGTGATGAAGCATCGACGATACGTCCCAGAGGAATTACAGGAAACATTACGCTGAACGCAGCCAAGGATGTTTTTTCCTCGGAACGCGTAGGAGATGACCTGCAAATAGAACAGTATGTGGATGGAGAAACGGTCTCCATCTCTGCAACGGCGGGAGGGACCTCGTTCTATTCGCCGGAAATTCCTGCGCATATGGGGGATACCTATACGATCAAAAAGAGCGGTACCGGCAACTGTAAAGTAACGCTGCAGGCCCTTGTCAGCTACGAAGATGAGTTCCAGGGATGGGATCAGACGACAACCGACCTTGCCAGTAAGAGCGGTACGGGAGAATGGACGATGCAGGGGCAGCTGACGGAAGCGGCTATAGGGTATGGGTTCGACGAACTCATCAGTCTGCGTGTAGAAAATATTACAGGAGGGGTAAAGCTCACCATTACGACGAGCAGCGGCGAAACACGAGAGTATGCGCTCGATCAACGCGCGATGTATAGCCGGAATATCAAGGTCGGGCGGACATGGAAAGTCATATCTCATGGGACATGGACGGGGAAAATATTTGTGCAGCAGTCCACGGATGGCGGGCGTACATGGGTCAATCTGCGTGCCTATACCTCCAATAACGACTATAATCCAACCGAATCGGGCGACGTAGAGGAATACAGCCTGCTCCATGTGCGTGCGGAAATTACGAGTGGGACATGTAACGTAGACCTCTCCGCATATCCATATAAGCATACGGGGTATGCAACCATTACAGCCGTGCAGAATGCAAAGACAGCGACGGCCCGTGTAACAAAAGACCTCGGTGGAATTACACCTACTGCGGATTGGTACTGGGGGGCATGGTCGCGCACGAACGGATATCCGCGCTGCGCCGCGTTCTTCCAAGACCGCCTGTGTTTCGGCGGGAATAAAAAATACCCGCAGCGGCTCTGGATGTCAAGGAGTGGAGATTATGAGAATTTCGGCGTTGAAAAGGAATCAGGTACGGTGACGGATGACAGTGCCGTCACTGCTGATCTGCTCTCGCGGCAGGCGTATTCTATTTCGCATATGGATGTGGGCAACGATCTGGTGATTTTCACCGATGGAAACACATGGACGATTGCGGGTTCCGAGACGGTCAAGCCGACGAACATCACGCCGAAGAATCAGGAGAACTATGGGTGCAGTGATGTACCTCCGCTGCGTGTCGGCAATCGCATTGTTTATGTGCAGCGGCGCGGGTCGATCATTCGCGACACAGGATATTCTTACGAGGCAGACGGCTATGTAGGAGCTGATCTGACACTTCTTGCAAAACATCTGGTGCGCGGACGTGCGATTGTGAGCGCCGCATACGCGCAGGAGCCTGACAGCTTGGTCTATTTTGTAACGGACGATGGGCAGCTGCTCTGTTTGACGTATGTCATGGACCAGAAAGTATATGCGTGGAGCCATTTTGTGACGGATGGGAAATACAAGGCGGTCTGTGCCGTAAGCAGCGGAAATACGGATCGTATCTATGTGATTGTAGAGCGGAGCATCAATGGCAAGACGGTGCGCTATCTTGAGTATTTCGCACCCCACGGGGAATCGGAGGCTGAGCAGGATTATGTGATGGCGGATGCGGCGATTGCCGTGACGTACCCGTCGCCGCAGACAGAGATTCCCGGCAAGGATGTCCTCGCGGGCAAGAAGGTCGCGGTGATGGCAGACGGATATCACGATGACGGAGTTACGATGAATGCCTCGGCACGTCTTCCGGAGGCTGCAAGACGCGTCACGGTCGGCCTGCCATATACGATGACGCTCACGCAGCCAAATTGGGATGTGGGGAATACGGAAACGGGGACTGTGCAGGGGCGCAAGAAGATGGTGCGCAAGGCGATTCTGCGTCTCACGAAGTCCTACGGTGGACGCATCGGGCAAAATGCGGCAATGCAGGATGACATTATTTATGATCCTGAGCGTATGGAGCTGGATGAGAATGTGCTCTATACGGGCGATAAGGAGGTAACGCTTCCGGCGGGCGGATGGGATAAAGACGGGCGTACCTGCATTACGCATGATACGCCCTACCCGTTCAGTCTCTCGGCAATCATCAGGGAGGTGTCTTTTGGTGGGTAACTACGAGATCAAGAAAATTACGAAGCAGAAGAAGAAAGAGCAGCTTGTGTGGACGCTTCTCGGCGAGCTGCGTGCCGCCGATCGCAGGGAACTCACGGCGGGGGTCTGTGAAAGCGGATCCATCGAGAACGAAATCTATGATTCGGTGTTTCTTTCGGAGGAGTGCTTTGCCGCATACGACCGCACGGGGCTTGTGGCAATCTGGGGATATCGGGAAGTGCTCGGCAATCCGGGGCGGCTGATCTGGTGCCTCGGGACGGAGCGCGTGGCAAAGAACCGTTACGCGTTCGCAGTGGAATCCAAACGTATTCTAACGGACTGGGCGCGGCGGTTTGGCGTGCTCTACAATGCGGTCGGGGCGTTCAACAAAGATGCAATTCGTTGGCTCAAATACTGCGGAGCGGTGTTCCATCGGGAAATCGAAATCGGCGGCGAGCGGTTTATTCCGTTCACGATTGAAGGAGAGGGGAGGAAATAATATGTGCGGATGGGTGGCAGGGCTCACGGCCCTCGGCGGGCTTTTCCAGTATAAGCAGCAACAAGCACAGGCGAATGCACAGGCATCCATGTATCGTGCACAGGCGGATGCAGCGGCACAAAATGCACGCATCGAGAACCGCAAGCAGGAACAGATCGCGGATAACTATGCGCAGCAACAGGAGGCACTACGGGCGCGTCATCGTTTGGCAATGGGGGCGCAGCGTGCGGAGACAGGCGCGGCGGGGCTGAACTTTGCGGGCTCTGCGATGGATATTCTCTCCTCCGGCTATGATGCCTATAACAAGGACGCGGCGAACCTGCTCATGAATCAGCGCAACGATAACTATAGTTCCCGTGTCGCGGAGAGCAACTACATCAATCAGGCGAATCAGGCGAATGCGGCGGCGGGCAATGTAAAGCGTGCAGCGCGGATGGCGGGGTTCGCTACGATCCTCGGGACGGCGGCAAGTGTCTACGGTGCGGCACAGCCGTGGAAAAATGCGGGCAAAGCGACGGGGAATATGCAGGCAGGTGTCGGAGCGCGGGATATGGGCTATGGCACGTCGGCGTTCTACAACTCTAAAACAGGCTATACGTTCGGGACGGATTACTTTAAGCAGAATCCGTCCTTTGATTCGTTCGGCAAAGGACTGAAGAACTACAATCCGCGTGGGAGATGGTGACATATGAAGTTCTCGACGTATACGCCGGCAGTAGAGCCGCATGTGATGAACCCGCCCGCTGTGCGCGTCTCTGGTGATGTGAATGCCTACGGTACGAGCGGTGAGGGCTACGGGAAGATGGCGGCAGCCGTCGGGCAGGTGGCGCGTGTCGCAGCACAGAGGCAGGACGATCTGGATGCCGCCGATGTGATGAAAGCCCGCAACGAGGTTATGACAAGCCTTACACAGCAGCTCTATGGGGAGCAGGGCTTATTTACTACAGGTGTTGGGGAAAACGCAAAGGGGCTCATTGGCCGTACGACCGACGCAATCAACAAGACCTATGAGGATGTCAGCAAGAACTATAACCCCCGTGTGCGCTTTGCTCTCAAGGGAAACCTGAACGAGAACATGGCGAACTTCCAACGCATTGCCGCCTCCAAGGAGATGGCAGAGGGCAAAAAGGTGGAGGAGGCGACGTTTGCTTCCAACCTTCAGACGAACGCGCAGCAGGCGGCTCTGACGTGGCAGGTGAATGGTGCGCCGACCATGTATGTGAATCAGAGCGACGTTCTCCTCGCGGCACAGGCGCAAAAGGAGGGATGGTCCGGTGCGCAGCTCGCAGCCGAACGCCGAAAGATGGTGACGAATATTGCCGCCGCCGCCGCAGGTGCAGCACTCGAAAACGAGGATTACGACCGCGCAGATGAGATTCTGGGACGCTTCCGAAATGAGATGGATCCGGATACCTACTGGAAGCTGGCGCGGGTGTCTAAAAAACACACGGAAGCAAAGGAATTTGATTCGCTTGCGTATGAAATATTCAGCAAGCCCGGCGTGTGGGAGGGAAATCATTTCAACGAGGCGAAGGCGCGGGAATATGTGAATGAAATCTGTGGTAAGACTGCGACGAAGCGTATCGGCGGTGCAATCAAAAACAAGGAAGATTTTTTCGCGGCGGTTGCAGGGCAGGAATCCGGCGGGAATTATAACGCACAGAACGGGCGCACGGGCGCATTCGGCAAGTATCAGATCATGCCGGAGAACTGGCCGTCATGGGCACAGGAGGCAGGACTCTCTGCAGATGCACCACAAACACCGGAGAATCAGGAGATTGTCGCAAAGTACAAACTCGGGCAGTATTACGACGAACTCGGCGCGGAAGGTGCTCTTGTTGCTTGGTATGCAGGATACCGAAACGGTGAGCGTTGGCGGGATGGAGAAGCGGACGCAATCGGTGAGGGCGGTCATTATTCGTGGGATGCAAGGCAGGGGAACGGTGATGAGCCGTCCATACGTGAATATGTGCAGCAGGCACTTGGGCGTGCAGGTGGAGAAGAACGTACGGTCAGTGCCTACGACCCCGAAAAACGCGACCATCTGATGAAGCTCGTCAGCGCACTCGGAAAAGATGCGGAGCAGGCTTATCAGCAGCAGCGCGGTCAGTATTTGGACGGAATCATGCGGGCGGCGCAGAATGCAGGAAGCTACAGCGCGGCGATCTCCATGCTCTACGCACAAGACCTCGATATGAAGGAGCGCAACAGGCTTGAAAGCCAGATTGCAGAGTATTACCACGTCAATAGAGGGACGGGTAAGCCAATCGGTGCAGGTCGGAGCGGTACGAATAACGGTAAGAGTTGGTCAAAGGCATATCCAGAGGAGGCAAAGGCTCTCAATCGGTTTGCGGAACATCTCAGGAAAGGCACGACGATTACAAAAGCGGAACTTTTGGAAGCGCGTCGTGCGGGCAACCTCTATGCGGATCTTGGTTATCTATCAGAAGAAGATGCGGCGGACTTGGAACTCTACGAGAACTCGTCGGAGATGCACTCTCAGGTCACGGACTTTATTGAACGACGGGGGCTTGGTGGTGCGTTTGAGGAGATGCTTGATATGGGCGGAACGCCAACGGCGAATATTATCATCCTATCGAAGGCACTTCCGTACTATCTGGATGACAATTTTCAAGGAATTATTGACGAGGAGGGCTGATTATGGCATTTGATGTGGATCGGATGCGTGCACGCGCAGAGGAGTTGAATCAGGCGCATGAGGCGCAGGAAGATCAGGCACAGAATCAAGCGGCGTGGGATGCAAAGCCGTGGTATGAGCGGCTTGCCGAGGGAACGATAGCGGACGCGGCCGGTGCGTGGGTGAATGAAGCAGGGAAAGCATGGAGTGATCTAGGCAATACGGTCATATCTGCAGGAACGCATCTCATTGACGCACATCGACGTTTTGCCGATGCGCAGCTGGCATCCAGAGATAAAGATGGAAATTTCACCTATACACAAGAGGTGCAAGATGCGTCCCGTAATCTCTGGGACACAGGCGCAGATTTTGTCATGGAACCTGTCAAGGTCGCGGCATCGCACGCGACACAGTTGCCACGCAATTACATCGGCGCGAAGATCAACCAGAACGCAGATGAAGGCAGCGAATTCGCACAAGACCTGCGTAGTACGGAGACATTCGTCAATTACTTTATGACGGATGAGGACAAGCTTCGCAAGGCGCGTGAGATCGAGGCGAATACGGGGATCTCGGTTGATGCTTTCATGGACGATGATGTTGCATTCAAACAGGCACTCCGTATCAATGACTACGCAAACATGAAGAAGAACCTCATGCAGGGGGATTTCTCCATGGAGGCGGTCTGGCAGGAATTCCCTGAACTGCGGGACGTTGCAAAGATGAGCCCGCGCGATGCGGCTCTTGCTCTGCATGACATTGAATCCGTGCGTCAGACACATGGCATCGTGGAGACGTTCACACATTTTCTTGCGCATGGCAACAAGAAGCTCGAATATGACAATCTGCAGTATAAGATCATGCTCGGTACTGCGGATGAGAATGACAGGCAACGCGCCGCTGATCTCGCACAGATGATGGACGAGGACAAAAAGCAAATGCCGTCCTTCTTTGACGATCCTCTTGCGGCGATTGTTGGCGGTGTAGCATCGTCGGGACCTGAGATGCTGGAATCCATACGCGTCGGTGTGCGGGATGGGCTCATTACGGCGGAGGCGGCGGCCGCGATGGGCGCGGCACTTGGCACTGGCATTGAGCCCGGCGGCGGTACACTCCTCGGTGGGGCGGTCGGTGCGGCAGGTGGTTTTGTTGCAGGCACTATGCGCTCTGTGATTATGCGGGCAACGCAGCGGCAACTTGTTAAAGCTGGCATGGGTGCAGGTATGCGTGTCGGTATGTTCGAGGGAATGCGTCGTCCTGAGACGGGGGCCCGCTACGCCGAATACGGCGAGATGAAGGACAAGGACGGCAATCCGCTTCTCACGGACAATGACAGACGGCTTTATGCGGCACTTGGCGGTGCGGTGAATCCAGGCATTGAGATGACGAACTTCGGAATTGCGGCAAAGCCGCTTGTTCGAGGTGTCAATGCTCTTGGCAAGGGCGGCTATGCAGAGACGGCAATCAAGGGTGTTGTCAATGCAGCGAAGTATGATGTGGCAAAGCGCGAATCCATCTCCGCCTTTGCAAAGTCGCAGGTGAAGGACACACTCAAAATTGCTGCAACGGAATCGCTCGAAGAGGGGGCGCAGTCTCTCTCTGATGATCTCATCCACAACCGCATCGTAAACGCCTCTGACGGACGTGCAGCGGACAAGGCCTACAGTCTTAGCGATATGGCGGCGAATGCGCTTGTATCGAGCGTTGAGGCATTTCCTGCGGGGCTCGGTTTTGGCATGATGTCCACGATGGGCGGTGCGTCGATCGGCAGCGTACGTCATGCGCGGCGGCTCTCCTCAGAGAAGATGCAGGAGCAGCTCGCGGCGCAGAGGACGATGACGGGGACCGTCATGCTTGACCGCCTACAGCAGGTGGCATCCAGTGCAAAGCTGAAGCAGACGGCACCCGATGTGCAGCAGAAGATCATCCGCACACAGGTACACGGTACGGGGTTTGAGAACGCCTACATTGATACCGAAATGGCGATGAAAAAGGAAAACGGCCTTGCCGACCTCAAGGAGGTGGCAAAGACCGCTGGCATCCGTGACGAGGAACTGGAAAAGACAATACAGTCGGGCGGGCATCTCTTTGTGCCCGTAGAGCGATATGCACAATCAGCGGCATCTCCGCAGCTTCTTGAATCCGTTTCCTTCGCACCTGAGACAGATTCCATCGCCCGCATGAAAGAGAATGCAAAAGCAATTTCTGATGCGTTGGAAGGGGCGCAGAAGAGTGCAATTAAGGCACGGACGAATGTTATCAACAACGTCGCAAACGAGTATTTCCCGAAGCCTGCCGATCATCTTGACGCACAGGAAAAAGCACGCATGGATGGGGAGCGGGAGATGGCAACAGCGGTCATCTCACAGAATCCCGATAACCCTGCTGCAGGATGGAGGTCGCTCTATAACGAGTTTACGGCGGCGCGGGATGAGATCCTGAAGCCTGCAATTGACGCGCTCTCAAAGGGGATGAAACAGGGCGTTGACATCCTGCCAATCGGCGAAGATGGGCGGGGAATCCGCGTCTCCAACAATGCGCCGTGGTATCAGGCGTATTACAAGGAAAACGGTAAAGCACCGAACAAGGCACAGCTGCGTGACCTTGCGTATCTGCTCACGGTCGGAGATGCGTCTGCGCCCGAGGTGGAGGGGTGGACCCCGACCACGCGGGAAGCAGCGGAGGCGATGGACGGCGCACGCGGTGAATTGGATGAACTGAACGGGTACATCAAGACGCTTGAGAACATCAAAGACCGCATGATGAAGGTCGATTCGTTCGAGGTCAAGGGCTCTGCTGGGCTGTCTCCAGAGGCGTATGGTGTCTATCGTCAGATCGTAGAGCTGCTGGAAAATGTCGGTGTCAAACAGAAGGAGGACAAACAGACCAAGGTTGCTCGTATGAACGCCCTCCTCTTTGCTCATCACGCGGATATCTTTGCCAAAGCCATGCGCACGCAGAAGGGCAACGAGAACTATACCGCGATGGATTACTTCAAGAAGCGGTTCGATCTGCGGTATGGCGGGAAGGATATGCGCGACGGATTCGCACAGAGCAGCTCCGCACGCCTCCTAAAAGAAGATATGCTTGCATGGAAACAGAAGGTCGATGATTTCTTTGCGGGAAAGTTGGCATTGCGTAATAATGTTATGATGCACAGCCCGCTAGTCTTTGATTTGATTGGTGCGGACAGCAGCCTGGACGTTGCGATTGACAGTAACATTCTGCAAAAACTTGTCGATAAGCACCATTTTACACGGAAGGATTTACTCCAACTGCCGAAAAAAATAGCCGATCCCCTTTTTGTGTTACGGGCAACCGACACGAAAACGGGTGTTGAGGACACGCAGAAGAGAATTGTCGTTGTCGATATGGAGATCAATGGCGCAACAGTCATGATTCCGTTCGTTCTGAATACGAGCAAAGGGTTCAATAAGATTGCTAGTGCGTATGGACGTGAAACAGTCTCTGGTCTGGCAAACGACCAATGGTATATCGACCGCTTGAACGACAAGCACCTGCTCTATGTGCATAAAAATAGGACTGCACGCTGGGTCGCGACCCGAACGGGCGCGGCCGGGAGTCATAATGCTCCACTAACGAAACAGTCCTTTAGTAAACTCAGTATACCAGATGAGATAGCTTTAGGCAAGCTGAAAAAGGAGAATCCAGGGTTCTATCAATCCGCATGGCACGGCACGCCGCATGACTTCGACGCGTTTGATCTCGGCGGAATCGGGACAGGCGAGGGCGCACAGGTGCACGGCTGGGGGTTGTATTTTGCAAAAGAGAAGAGCGTGTCGGAGGGGTATAAAAAACGGCTGTCAACAAAACGTACGATCATTCATCTTGGAGAAAATAGTTACGTTGAATACGGTAGTGGCTATAAAGAAATTTCCAGTGGAGAGCGTGTAGATGGATCGTCAGCCCTTGGTTTTGCCCTTGATGGCATATTGGCGGGTGAGGGAGACATATCCTCTGTCATTCAGACTTTTGAGAATGACATTAAGGAGAGCGACGCTGAGAACAGTGCGTTTTACAAAGAGGTTGTTCGTATCCTGCGTGAAAATGATTCCTCTGTTGAGGAGGGTGTTGACACGTCAAGGCTTTTCGAGGTCGAAATCCCCGACAACGACGTTCTTCTCGATGAACAGAAAACAATGAAAGAGCAACCGCCGAAAGTGCAAGTTGGGGTTCATGCTATATTGCGTGAAATGACGGGACAGGAAGTCTCGTTGACGGATGGGGCTGTGTCTGAATACACAGGGAAAACACTTGTCAACTATCTAGCCCGTACGTTGAAACATAAAGGCAGCGAGAATCCGCATAAGGACGCATCTCTGCTACTTAATGAGCATGGAATCAAAGGCATTACCTACGATGGACGGCGCGATGGCCGCTGTTTTGTCATCTTCGACGACAAGGCAATCCAGATCATCGAGAAGTTCAACCAGATGTTCCGTGAAGAGGTGCATGGTGAAATCTCCGAAGAGGACGGAAAGCGTATCATTACGCTTTTTGAGAGTGCGGATGAATCGACGTTTATGCATGAGATGGGGCACATGTTCCTGATGGACCTCGATGAGCTCGCGAAGTTTGACGAAGCCTCTGCGAAAGACCTTGAGACGGTCAATGCGTGGGCAGAGTGGCACGAGGGCGCGGCGAATGAGTATGCAGATACGGATTTCGCCGATGAGTTCCGCGACCACGAGAACGCGATTCTTGCGGCAAAGAAGGCGGGCGACACCGTTGCAGAGAAAGCCGCGATGGAGCGGTGGAGGCAGGAGCGGTTTGCCCGTGGCTTTGAGATGTACCTTGCCGAAGGGAAAGCCCCGTCTGCGGCGATGAGGGGCGTATTCCGACGGTTTAAGGCGTTCCTGAGTAAAATCTACAATCTCGCAAAGAACGTGGGCGCAATGCCGTCGGCAGAGGTACAGGCGGTCATGGCGCGTATGATTGCGACGGAGGAGGAAATCAAGGCGGCGCAGCTTGACGAGCGGTTCCGCACGATGGAGGAGCTGCTTGGCAAAGAGAGCATTGAATCCCTCCTTGGGGAGACGGAGGCAGAGCTTTACCAACGCTGGACGCAGGAAGCGCAGGAAGAGGCGGAGGGCATTCTGCGCAAGCGGGTTATGAGTGACCTGAAGAAGGAGGCGCGGGAGGAATTTGATGAAAAGGTAAAAGCGGAACGCGAACGCAAGCGCATAGAGCTTGAAAACGATCCGGTCTATCTCGCGGAGTATGCGATGAGAGAGGGCGGTGATACCGATGTTGTCATGAACTGGTTCCCGTCCTATGCCGACTACAAGAAAGCGCGGGCAGGGCGCAAGACCCTTGAGGAGGAGCTCAAAAAGCACGTAGACGAATATGCCCGTAATCTTGACGAGCAGATCATGCAGGCGCATTTGTCGGATGAAAACGTGGCGCGTGCGATGCAGACACCGAAAGCGTATCACAGACGACTTGCCATCGAATCCGCTGCACTGCGCCGCAAAGAGCGTCTGATGCGTGTCCTTAGTGGCAATGCGCCCGAAGAGGTCAAGAAAAAAGCTGCGGAGGATGCGGAGAGGAAGGAATCCGATACGCGACGCGGGACAAAGGAGCAGACGCGCAAGGAATATGAACGCTCTGCCTATGCGCATGAGAAATTCCTGCGGGAACAGGCGCGGATGTATTTGCGGGAGTGCACGATCAGTGAATCCTGCAATCCGCGCTTTTTCCGCCGCAAAGAGCGTCAATACGCCCGTGCACTCAATAAGGCGGCGACGGCGGGGAAATGGTCGGAGGTGCTTGGACTCAAAGAGCAACAGGCATTTGCGGCGGCGTGCGCCTATGCCGCCGAGGAGAACGAGAAGCGGCTGAATCAGTTGCTTGCCAATGTGAAGCGGAAACTCAGTGCGCGTACGGTACGTCTTGCGGCAGATGAGCGGTACTGGCTGAATCACATCGGCTATCTCCTCGGGCTGAAAGCAAACGACGCGGAAAAGCCTGTCGATTGCACGAAGCTCTCCGACCTCTTCGCGCAGTACAAGGATAATAACGACATCGACGCCTGTGACCCGTCCGATCTTCTTGATCTCATTACGGAGGAAAAGAAGAAGTACAAGGATATGCAGCTGGACGATTTCGCGGATATCGTCAATGCGATGGATGTCCTTTATAGCGTCGGGCGTAACCGCAACGAAATGCTGACAAAGAGCATGCAGGGGAAAACAAAGGATGATATCCGTGTGGAAATCACCACGGATGATACCGCACTGAAGCCCTCGGGCGTTGTGGAGCGTCCTGTCTCAGATGATGTCGGCGGGATGGGATACAGTGAACTGCTTGCGAAAATTCCGCTCCTCGGCGAGGTTGTCGCCAAAGCGGCACAAGCAGGGAATAAGGAACTGACAAAGCCGGAGCTTATCCTTCGGCTCATGGGCGATAAAGCGCATCGCTACATCTATGGCACGTACGAACGCGCACAGATGAAGGAATCCGAACTGCTTGAGGAAAAGAGGGCTGCGCTTGAAAAAATCTTCTCCGTCTATTCCAAAAACGAAAAGATGAAGTGGAGCAAGAAGAACATCAACGCCTACGGCGATATGCTCTCAAAAGAGGAGGTCTTTTGCCTTGCCTTCAACTGGGGGACGGAGACCAACCGCAAGCGCGTGATGGATGATATCGGTCAAAGGCTGGATGTCATGCGCACGCTCAAGGAGAACATGACAGAGAAGGATTGGAAGGTCGTGCAGGAGGTGTGGAATCTCCTTGATACGTTCTGGGAGGAGAGCGCACGTGTCGAAGAACGCCTTAACGGCGCACACATCGGCAAAGTCCCTGCATCCGCATTTACCATCGAGACAGCGGACGGAAAGGAGATCACGCTGCAGGGCGGGTACTATCCTCTGCGATACAACCCGAAGAAAGCGTCTAAGGTCAACGACAAGCAGACTGAGGAAGATGTCAAGGGGCACATGACGGGGGCGCAGGTGTTCGGCACAAAGCGCAGCCATGTGAAAGAGCGTTCCAAAGGGGACGTTATTGCGCCGGTACTGCTTCAATTCGACGTGCTGAAAGACCATATCTTCAATGCGTCACATAACATTGCGTTCCGCATTGCGGCGCGTGATGTGTACCGCATCATCAATGATAAGGAGTTTGAGGCGTATGTTTCGTCCACCTATGGACGGCCGATCTATAACTACCTGAAACAGTGGGCGGTTGATGTGTGGGCGGTTCCTGTGGAGGCATCTGATTCTGCGGCAATGGGTATCAACCGCATTATTGGCGGACTTCGCCGCAACTCTACGATGGCGATTATGGGCTGGCGGCTGTGGCCGTGTTTGGAGAACACGCTGACAAACACGCTTCTCAATATGGATAAGATCGGCGTGCGAAAAACGGCAGAGGCTTATTTTGAAGGGCTTCCTATTTTTGGCAAGGGCCCGAAAGCCCTGCGCGATATGGCAAAGAAATCTGCCTTTATGGCGGATCGTATCAGCAACATGGAGCGTGATATACGCCGCGACCCGCATATCTTTGACCCGACGTATGCACCTCTTGAGTTTTTGCGGGACAATGCCTATTACGGTATCAGTTTCACCGATCAGTTATTCTCTGTCCCGCTGTGGAACAAGGTGTATCAAGAGGCGTTCCCAAAGGCTCTGGCACAGATCAATGAGGAGAATGAGGCGAATAAGCTCACCTACAAAGAGGCGCAGGATCGTGTGTACGCACTGCGTGCAGAGATATACGACCTGCGCCGTGAGATGGACAATCTGTGGCAGGAGCTGGATGCAATGAACGTGTCTCTGAAGAAAGAGGAGAACAAGCAGAAGGAGGAGGTCAAGCAAAAGAAAGAGGAGGTCAAGCAAAAGAAGGAGCAGATCAGAGCGAAGGAAAAAGAGTTTGCACAGGCGGGGCTTGCACTGGAACGTGCGAGCGAGCTTCCCGTCTACGATGAACGCGCACGCATACAGGAGGCTGAAACGCGTGCAGTGCAGGCGGGCGATGCGGCTGTGCGTGATACGTTCGGTTCGGGGCAAACAAAAGACCTTTCCGGCGCACAGCGTACACGCAGCGAATTGTTCAAGCTGTTCACGTCGTTTTTCTCCTTCTTCAACACGCAGTACAACGCCGCTCTGGAAGCGCAGTACAGAGGCAAGTACAGCAAGACGGGATACAAGCATATTCACGTTTGGATGCCTCTTGCCCGTACGATTCTCTTCCGCATCGTTCTTGTCGGTGTCCTCGGCGGGCTCGGGAAAGCCGCGCTTGGTCTGGAAGGCGACGATGATAAGGACAAGTATCGGAAGGTGAAAGACCCTAAGACGGGGGAAACCATTAAGGTGGAAATCCCGTGGGAAGACCGTTGGATGAAGATCGTAATGAAAAATACATTGTCCACGGCAACAGGAATGTTCCCGGTGGTACGCGATTTTGCCGGTTTTGCATTGGATCAAATCTTCGACGGCACAACGTATGGACGAACCTTTGAGTTTGGTGCGCTTGCATCACGCGGCGGGAAACAGGCACTGGCGACATGGAACCTCATTATGAAAAAAGGGGAGGACGATCTCAAGCGGGAGGAGGAAGAGGAGAAGGAACGCGCCCGCGTTAAGAAAATGACGCCGAAACAGCGCAAGCGGTATGAGGAGGATAAGAAGTATCGGAAGCCCAAGAAAGAAATCGGGTATCTCGATATTGCAAAGTCCGCCGCACAAACGGTCAGCACGCTCACGGCGACACATCACGGGGTAACAAATACGGTGAGTGATGGGCTCTTCTCCATTGCGCTGTATGTCGAGGACATGATGGAGACGGACAACTACTATGACCCCGATATCAGGAATGTTCTGCGTGCGGCTATCTTTGACAAGAAGCTGCGCCCGCGTGAAGTTCCCGAAAAGCCGAAGAAACCAAAGAAGAAAAGCCGTACGCGCAGCGTACGGTGATAAGAAAGGAGCATCTCTATGATCGAACATCGGAAAACATCGGTGACGTATCGCGGGGACGGGGTGACAACGTCATTCCCGTTCTTGTTTGATATTTCGTCGGCAGATACAATCCGCGTTGCCATCTATGATACGGCGACGGAGATCACGACGGAGATCACGCGGGATTATTTCGTTGATGTGTCTGCAAAGGTGGTGCACTATCCAGGCTATGCCCCCGGGCAGGCACCCGCCGTCGTTGCGCAGCCGCCGAAACTGCCGAATGGCAAGACAATCACAATCTATCGCAAGACACCAATCAATCAGCTCACGAATCTCGGCACGAAGCATCCTCTGCCGTCGATTGAGGCAATGTCAGATAAGGCAACCGCGATCCTGCAGGAACATGATGAAATGTTTGGACGTACCGTTACATTACACGTGGGCGACCCAAAGACGCCGGAGCAGCGACTGACGGACTTGCAGACTTATGTGTTGAATGCAAAAAACGCTGCCAGTGCTGCCGATCAGTCCGCACGCAGCGCAGGTGATTCTAAAAACGCCGCCGCCTCCTCTGCTACGAACTCCGCACAGTCTGCCTCAGCCTCTGAGGCAAGCAGACAGGCGAGTGCAACCATTGAGACTAGCATCACCAACATGCAGACCAATGTGCGCACGATGGAAACACACGTCGAAGCCGCACGCCAACACATTGATGGCGTGGAGGTAGAGGTCACTCAGCATGCAAGTGCTGCTGGTGAGGCGGCAAGAAACGCGAAAGAGAGCGAAGTTACCGCAAAGGGCTATGCCAAAAGCACATGGGATGCGCTCTCAGGCGTAGTAAACAGCGTTGGAGGCGGCATGTTCGAATATGACGAGGAGGGGAATGTCATGCCAAAAGAAACACCTGCCGATGACGTATGTTATGAACTTGATGAAAATGGCGACATCATGCCAAAAGAGTGAGGAGTAATGACACATGGCAACAAGAAATTTTGTTCCACGTAAGACTGGGGAAGGAAGCGTCGGGACGGAAAAGAAACACTGGGGCGGTGCCTTTTTTGACAAGCTCGCCGTCAAGACACTCGAAGTAATCGGCGGCGGGACGGAAAATGACGCGCAACCAGCAACGGTCGGGTGGGTGAAATCAAAAGCACAAGAGTTGGTAAAAAATGCATTTGCGACTTTAGGGGTGCGTTACAACATTGAGGAAAACGGTTATCTTTGTATGGGAGCCTTGTTTGGTAATCTTAAAATACAGTGGGGGTATGTATATGGCGGACAAGTTACAACACCGGATCAATCGATCTTGATTACACCTCTAGTCAGCATATCAAGAGAGTTGTTTTCTTGCGGAAACGTGAGTGTTGGTGGAGGGAATGCAGACAGTAATTGGAAAAATAATCATGCTATCGCGAGCACCATATACGTTCAGGATAATAAGAAGCTAAACGTATCAAGTACGTTTTTTGGCAAAGCCTATATGACACGGTGGTTGTTGATCGGGGTTTAAGGAGGCATATATGTACGAATATCTTGCAAAATTTGACGCATCAGGACATCGTGAGACAACTGTCGTCAGTGGTGTCCATTACAGCACCGATGACGAGCGGCAGGGCTATCTTGATGGAGGCTACATCCCCATCTCCGATGAGGACTACCAGCACTACATCGGCAATCGCGGAATGGGCAAAAACGGCACGGGCTACATCCGCGACCCAAAGACAGGCAAGCCCGTATCTGCGCCTCCTGCTCCACCCGTAGAGACAACAGAAGAGCCGACGGCAAACGTGCCGGAAACGGAGCTTGCCGTTATGGAGGGCATGGTCGATATGCAGAATCGGCTTGCCGCGCTTGAAGCAAAAATGAAGGGAGGTGAGTAACATGGCAGCAGTCATCTACAGTTGGATGGTTGTCGCATACGGCATCCTCGTGAAGGGCGGGAAGTACGCCCTCGCGCCGGAGGACAACCCGAAGAACCTGCCTGTTGTTCCTGAACTCTACCGCGAGAAGGTCGCGGAATGGGTTGTCACACACACCGCAGGATAAGACAGCGCAGAAAAAAGCCGTCATGACGCATGGCGGCTTTTTCTGTGCAGAGAAAGGAGACAACGTATGGATTTTATGCCGGTTATTCAGCGTCTTACAGAGGGGTGGGGGGCAAAGGCGGGACTGTCCATTGCGCTCACCATTGCATATGAGGATCATGTGCAGATCTTCGCGGCGTTCGCGCTGCTCGTCTGCTTTGACCTTGCTACGAAATGGCTTGCGCTTTCGCGTCAGCATCTTGTCGATACTGGTGCCGATCAGCCGTCCCTGTGGCAGGCCTTTCGGAACGTGAGAAAAGCTCGTCGTGCGGGCTACATCAAGAGCGACATCATGCGCAAGCGTTTTGTCCCGAAAATCCTTACATACTTCGGCGTCGTCTCGGCGGCGTTGATGCTTGACTTTATTCTGCTCAAAGCACATGCGCCTGCATTTGCCGCGACACTTGTCATCGGGTATCTATCGCTCACCGAGTTCATTTCAATTCTTGAAAATATGCAGAGCTCGGGAATTGACGAGGCAGGGGCACTCGTTGAAATGGCACGCCGTAGAGGCGGCATTGGCAAAACTACGGGCGAGAGCCCCAATGGGAAAGGAGACAAATAACATGGAACGCATCCCTATCGTAGAGACCTATCTGGACATCGACCACAACCAGCTCACCACGCGACGCGTGACCGACCAGATTGTCATCCACCACACGGGCAATCCAACGGATGACGACCTCTCGGCGGCAGATATTGACGCAAGCCATAAGGGACAGGGGTGGGCGTGCATCGGCTACCACTACGTCATCCGCAAGGACGGCACGGTGGAGCAGGGCAGACCGCACTGGACGGTCGGTGCGCATGCCTACGGGCACAATAGTCACACCATTGGCATCCACGTATGCGGAAACTTCGAGGAGACAGAGCCGACATCTGAGCAGATCGAAAGCCTTGCCATGCTCCTTGCCAACCTCTGCACGGATTACGGACTGCCGATTGACCGCGATCATATCGTCGGACATCGTGAGCTCATGCCAACGGCGTGTCCCGGCAGGAATCTCTACGAGATGATGGATACGGTTGTGGGAAAGGCAAACTTCTACGCCGTGCAGTAAATGAATTGGAGGAAAATATTATGGAAAAATATCTTGGTGTAAAAATCGTGCAGGCTGAACCTTGTGTAGCTTGGGAGAAACGTGGAGATCATGAGGCTGGTGCAGAGGGGTACAAAGTCGTCTATGAAGATGGCTATGTAAGTTGGAGCCCGAAAGATGTGTTCGAGAAGGCATATCGTCCTCTGAAAGATGTTCCTGGAGCAGAATAGGAGGAAAGTATGAGCCGTACGATGAAGTTCCGGAAGAAACCTGTCATCATTGAAGCGTATCAGACGGATCGCCCGATGGATATAGAAACGCTCGAAGGCGTCATGCACGCCGACACTGGTGACTGGATTATTACAGGCGTCAAGGGCGAACAGTATCCATGCAAGCCCGACATTTTTGATGCGACCTACGAGCGCGTATAGGAGGGGATATAATGCTTGAAAGAGTGAAACAGGTCGTTACAGAGCGCAAAATGGCCATGCTGGTGATCATGTGTCTCCTGCTTGTCGGCATTGCGTACGCCCTCGGCCGGCACTCCGCACCCGAGCAGACGGCGGCAGAAAAACCCGCCGTCATGGCGCAGGAGCAGACGCAGGACACCGCAGCACTGCGGGAGCAGCTTGACATCTCCAAGAGCAACGCTGAGGCTCTGCAGCGGCGGCTTGCTGACGTGCAGGCGGGACAGCGGACTCCTACGGTCACGTACCACGTCACCGCTCCTACTGTAGAGCGTGCGGCGCAGGTCGTTGAAAAGCAGATTCGTGAGGACGATCCGACACTGCCACGGGCGGCGCGGAAGAAAAGTGACCGCACCGTCGTCACGCCGATCACAAAGGATAAAGACGGACACGAGCTTCCATCTGAGGAGCAGAAAGTCGACGTCTACAAGATCAACCTCCGCAAAGATCACCGCATCAAGGCGGGCGCGTCCGTCATTGACGGCAAGGCTCTCATGACTGTCGGATATGAGCAGGGGCGCCTTGAAGCGCTGGCACATTTTGACGGCTCACGCTATAAGGGCGCGACGGTGATGTATAACATCGCAGAGTGGTGACAAATAAACGAATAGAGGGGACAGCGTATCGTGCGCCGTCCCCTCTGTTTTTATGTGCAGAATTTGACAGCTTTTTGACAGCCAACATGTGAACGAAATAGAGCGATATAGGGGGATATAGGATAATGGAAGCCTTGTATATCAAGGGAAATCGCAATTTGCATGAGTGAAAAATCGACGTTTAAGAAACTCGAAATCAAGTGTGGTGATGAGCCACCGTGGGTTCGAATCCCACCCTCTCTGCCATTAAAAAATCAGGCTTCGTGGAGATTTCCACGAAGCCTTTTCTGCGCGTATTTTTGGGTGAAAAACAAGAATTTGGGCACATTTTGGGCACACGAGAACTTTGAACGTGGATTTTATGGTGCTCGAAATGAGTGGAGCTGACATAGAAAACTAGGATGCCGTGCAGCCTCCTCGCATTCATTTGAGCATCACTTTTTGAAGAATCATACGAAAAAAGTGATGCAGACTTCCCTCTAGAGGAGTGCCAGATACTTTGGCTGATCGGTCTTGGCAATCTTCAGCGCGTCCATCGCAGCCTCGGCGGTGATACCTAGGCTTGAAATGAGGTTCTTAATGCTTTTTATACGCTCTGTTTCTGCACCGCGAATTTCTCCACGAATCTCGCCGCGCGCTTCACCGCGAACTTCGCCAATAGCAATACCGTCGTTGTAGATTTCTTCCATTACCTTGCACATAGCTGTAACCCCCTTTTCATCTTCTTTGAAAAAGCGTACGCGCTCAGCAAGCACATCACTGTACATATCATTCGCACTGCAAAAGAAGTCGTGCATGAGACGCCCGAGCGAGGGCATTCAATTCTCGTAATGCCCTTTGCAGGCTTTGACGATGATCGTATTTTCTGTGACTGTGTAGACAAGGCGATTTTGCTCGTCAATACGGCGGCTGTAATCGCCTCCAAGGTGCTTTAGAAGTTCCGGTTTTCCAATTCCACCTAGCGCACCATCACGGTCGATGCTTTGTAGGAGTTGGTTGATTTTCTTCAGGGTTCGCTTGTCCTGTGTCTGCCAGTAGAGATATTGGGAAAAGGCGGTTTCGGTAAAGGTGATCTTACTCATGCTCCATTGCCTCAAGCTCGGCAAAGGTTTTTGTAACAGTGCGTCCATCACGCAGGTCGCTGTCACTCTGCTTTAACATGGAGAGGTATTCATTTTGTTCCTTTTGATGCAGTCCTGCAATAAGTTCGTTGATACAATCCGTGACGGTAATATTTCGTACTTTAATATAGTTTTCAAGGATGCGGGCATTCGTGTCATTGAGTTGGACGGCAAGTGTCGTCATCATGGTTCAGCTCCTCTCTATGTATAAGCTGTTGTATCAATATGGAATGTTCATTGTCATATATAGTTTATCGTCAAAATAGCACTTTGGCAAGTGATTCCAAACGCAAAAAAGCGCGGCAGACACGCCGCGCTTTTTGTGTGCAATCAAAATCAGTGTTTCTTACGGAACTCCTCCATAAACGCCGCGAGTTTCTCGACGCCTGCGAGCGGCATGGCGTTGTAGATAGATGCGCGCATGCCGCCGACGCTGCGGTGTCCCTTGATACCCGCAAGTCCCTGCTCTTTGGCAGCGGCGACGAAATCCTTTTCGAGGGATTCGCTCGGCAGTCGGAATGTGACGTTCATGCGAGAGCGGCTGCCCTTCTCTGCGTGCCCGCGATAGAATCCGCCCGATGCGTCGATGGCATCGTAGAGGAGGGCGGCTTTCTGCGCGTTCGCCTCGCCCATGGCGGTGAGCCCACCGTGTTCCTTGATCCAGCGGACGGTTTTGCCGACCATGTAGATGGCGAAGACGGGCGGGGTGTTGTAGAGGGAGTCGTTCTTTTGGAAGGTGCTGTAGCGCAGCATGGTCGGGAGCTCGGCGGGGCTGCTTTCGAGGAGGTTCTTCTTTGCGACGTTGAGAACGACGCCCGCAGGACCGAGGTTTTTCTGTACGCCCGCATAGATGAAGTCATAGCTGCCGAAGTCCCATGGACGCGAGAGGATGTCGGAGGACATATCGGCAAAGAGGGGGACACGGTTCGTCTGCGGTGTGTAGTGGTACTCGGTGCCGTAGATGGTGTTGTTGAGGCAGAGGTGGAGGTAGGCGGCATCGGGGGCGATGTTCAGCTCGTCCTGACGCGGGACGCGGACGTAGTTCTCCTCCTTCGTCGATGCGGCGACGGTGCCGACACCGAGCTTGACGGCTTCCTCGTATGCCTTTTGGGAGAAGCTGCCCGAGAGCATATAGCTGCCGGGGTGTGCCTCGGTGGCGAAGTTCAGCGGGATGAGTGCGAAGGTCTGGCTCGCGCCGCCGGCGGTGAAGACGACGTCGTAGTCGTCGCCGAGCCCCATGAGCTCCTTGATGTCCGCCTTTGTCTGCTGGTGGACTTCGTCGTAGGCGGGGGCGCGGTGGCTGATCTCGAGGATGGACATGCCTGTGCCGTTAAAGTTCAGGAGTTCTGACTGTACCTCTTTCAGAACGTCCTCGGGCAGGACGGCGGGGCCGGGGTTGAAGTTGTAGATGCGTTCGTTCATGGTGTTTCTCCCTCTGTATTTTATGATTCCTATTGGACGCCCCTTCCGTCACGCTGTCGCGTGCCACCTCCCCTGTTGCGACGGGGGAGGCTCAGGGGAACGGAAACGAGATGGGGCATGTATTCTTAGCTCTCTCCATCCACATGCTCCGTCCGCGTCATGCGGATCTGGGCGACGCGGGCGCGATCCATGCGGAGTACCTCAAAAGTGTACGCGTCCCATACGCAGGTCTCACCGACCTTGGGGATGCGGCCGATCTGGGCGGTGACGAAGCCGCCGAGGGTGTGAAAATGGTCGTGATCCTCGTCGGGGAGCTCGTCAATGCCGAACTCCTCTTTGAACTCGTCGATGGGGAATAGCCCGTCAAAGACCCAGTTCGCCGTCTCCTCTGCGCCCGAGCGTGTGCTGGCGGGTGCATCGTCGTCCGCGCTGCCGATGATTTCCTCCATGATGTCGTCCATGGTGATGAAACCGACGACACCGCCGTACTCGTCGAGGACGACCGCCTCGTGAATCGCGCCCGTGCGGAATTTCTCAAGGACGCGAAGCCCCTCCATGGTGCGCGGGACGAAGAGTGGCTTGCGGATGTAGTCGGCGAGGTTGAGTTCCGCGCCGCCCAAGACGGCGTCAAGCAGTTCCTTGACGTAGACGACCCCGCGAAAATCGTCGAGGTTCTCGTATGCGACGGGGAATACGTCGTGCTCTGCGCCGCGAATGACGCGCAGCTGCTCCGCGCGGGATTCCGCGAGGTCGATCCACGCGATCTGTGTGCGCGGGGTCATGAGGGCGGAGGCGGTCTGGTCGCTCATGTGGAAGATGCGGTCGACCATGTCCTGCTCCGCCTTTTCAAATGTGCCATCCTCCGTACCCTGCTCCATGAGATCCTTGACGGCGTCCTCCGTGGCGGAGGCACGGCTCTCGGGGCTGATGCCGACGAGGAGGAGGAGTCCGCGGGAGGCGGAGACGAGTGCCGCGCTCGGTAGTGCAGTGAGCCGCGTGAGCAGACGGATGCTGCGGTGGCTGCGCATGAGGATGCCCTCGGGGTTCTGCAGGGCGATCTGCTTGGGCAGAAAGTCGCCGAAGAGCAGGGTGAGCGCGGTCATGACGAGGATGCTGAGGACGAGCGCGGCAGCAAAGACTTCCATGCCGGGGAGGAGCTTTGCGAGAAACTTGCCGAAGGTCGGTGCGACGAGGAGACCGATGCCAAGCCCCATGAGGAGACTGGTGCAGGTGACACCCGCCTGCGCCATGGCAAGGGGCGGTGCAGCGTGTTCCAGCAGGGAAAGTGCCTGTGCTGCTTCCTTGTCGCCGCCCTCGGCAAGACGCTCGAGCCGCCCGCGATGGGATGTGGTGAGCGCGGTCTCGACCTGCGCGAAGTAGGCGTTCGCCGAGAGGCAGACGATGAGCAGGATGAGTGCGAAAAGATCGGATAGGGAACTGTCCAAGGATGTATGCCGCTCCTTTCAAAAATATAGAGATTCCGCTTGTATTGTAGCACAGACGCGGCGAAATGTCATTTGTCCACTACAATATCTGTCAGCTCGTAATACTCCTTTACACCGTCCGTGGTGACGCTGTTGTCCCAATCCTCGTAGAAGACGTGGCGAAGGGCGCGGTTCGTGTTCGCGATGGGGGCGAAATGCACGATGGTCTTGCCGCGTGCGCGTGCCGCCTCGATCTGGGCAATGCGCGCCGCATCCTCTGTGCACATCTCGTGAGTGATGAGGAGTGCCGCTGTCGCTGTGTAGAGAACGAGTACGCTTGCCGCCGTGCGCAGGAGCAAGCCTCCACGTGGGAGCAGGGCGGCACGAATGGTGCTGTCGCTGAGGAGGGCAAGTGCTGCGGCAATGAACATGGTCGCCGAGCTGAACGTCGCGCGTCCCGGGAAGGTCGGTGCGGCGAGCATGACGAGGTTGTTGCAGACGGCGAGCAGCATGAGAAACGCTGCATACCGTGCGGCAGGGCAGCACCGCAGCACCTCGCGCAGCGGAACGCGCGCAGCCGCCTCGCCGATGGCGACGTTTGAGAGGCCGAGGAGTTGTTTCAGACGTGCGTAGCAGAGCAGGATGGCGAACCAGTAGATCGCCATCTCCTCGAATCCATTCATGACATTCGTAAAGAGGTGGATTGTCTTGGGCTTTGTCAGACCGAGCGGCACCAGCACGCCCCCGATCACCGCGTCTCGGATTGCAGATGCAACCCAGCCACCACTGAAATAGGAGACGGCAAGCAGTACGAGGAACGCGGCAATCGCCATCATGCCGGTGCCGGGGCGCACGACGGGCGGTATTGTTCCGCCTGCGAGATCGCGACGATAGAGGCGAAACGCGGTCAGGATGAGCAGCAGGACAGGCAGGAGGTAGAGTACCATCTCGCCCTGCCCCGCGAATTGATTGCCGATGTGCAGGAGAATCCCCTTGCCCGTGCCCTGCTCCCCGTAGCGCACATAGTTTCCTGGTGCGGCGACAAGACCGATGAGCCCCGTGAGCGCGCCGAGTGCACCCGCGAGCATCCATGGCGGGAGAAAGGCATAACGTCGCCATGCGTAGAGAGCTGCGCCAAACGTGACCATCACCACGGTCACGGCGAGGTTTTCGATGGACCAGCCGCCGAGCATCCCAAGCAGGAACATGGGGAGTACTGCCCACGTGCGCCGGATGCGCATCCCATTCGTGAGTTCACGCAGCCCAATATTGTATGGCAGCAGGCTGAGTAGTCCGAGTACGGCTGACCAGAGGTAGACCGTTGCACCGCACTTCCACACGGTCACCTCGCCAAAGTGGGGAATACAGAGCCACGCGAGGACAAAGGCGGCGGCAAAGATGCCGGGTGCTTTCCAGAAGTAGATGCTGCGCCGTGCGTGCATGGCGATCAGAACGACGAGCAGGAGAAAGACAAGGGCGTTTGCAATATCAAAGAGGGGCTTGCCCGCAAGCAGGAACGAGTCGAGGAAAAAGAATGTGACCATACGACCGCCGTGTATGTAATAATGCCGCAAGAGGGACTCGAATACATCGGGAAATGTCGCAATGTGTACGCCCGTATGCCAGATCATCGCGTAGTCGTAGTCGTCGCGGTGCAGGGGCATAAAGGCGTTGAGTGCAAACATCAGGGCGAAGATCAAGAGTGCAGTCAGTGCGGTCTGTATGTGATATCGATTCATATTCGTCTCCTCAATGCGTAAGTGCGTGAAAATTGACAATCTCCGCGCCCGCTGCGGCGAGTGCCGTGCGTACTGCGGGGGCGGAGAGGGCGGAAAGCTCCGCCTCGAAATCGTGATCCCAGAGGCAGTCACGGATCAGTACGGCATTGTCTGTGCCGGGGTGGAGCATCACCTCGGTCACACCGTCTCTGAGCGAAGCTGCAATCTGCGTGAGCGTCGCTGTATCCACCGCCTCGCCCGCGACGATGCCGGCGAAGTGATCGGGTACGCGGATGCCGCACCGCTGCGCCTTTGCCGCCGCACGGTGCGCGAGG